GCCTTGTGCAGATCGAACTCACTCGGCACCCGTCAGCTCCTCGCGATAATCGCCGCACCAATCATCTTCGCCGACAACCGGGAAGATCGCGCCCATCCCGCCATTAACCAGCTTCGGCGCATGACGACGGCAATAGAACTGATGGTCGTCGTTTTCATGCATTTCGGCAAATTCACAAGTATCGCAAGATGCTCGCTCACGAAGCGGAGATTTCAAAGGCTTCATGCGTCTGTTTTCTGCCTCGATTGGCGATCAGCGATTTCTAGGCTTTGCTGATGCTTCTGATGATCGTGCGCCATCGTCATAGCCGTTTGCGCGACATCTAAGTGATGCTCACGCTCTTTATGGATATGATCCTGGGTCGCAGTCATGAGCTTGATACGGCCTTCCAATTGGGCCAGCATCGCGTCCACACCAGCCTTGAACCGCGCCACCTCGATATCGGCCTGTGCCTGGATTTGCTCATGAACCGAGTCGAGTTGCGACTGTCGTTCGGCCTGCTGCGCTTTCAATTGGGTCTGTTGCATCGCGCCCTGTTGCTTGAGCTGCTCAACTTGCAACTTCGGATCAGTAGGCGCAGGCGGAGGCGGATATTTAAGCTGACCCGTTTGCGGGTCTTTCATGCTCGGATCATTAAAGAATGGGTCTGGCGACTTGTGACCCAACAGCTTTGCAAGCTTTGAAGCCGTATTATAAAGCTTCTGGTCGTCAACAATATTGGTTTTACCGCCTAGAACAAGTTCTTTCTGGAAATTGGCAAGTGCCATTGTTTGGGCGAACTGCTCGGCCTTTCCGCCGGAGCCAAGCCCGACATCAATCGTCATATCGTTGCGGGTTTGCCAATTGCGCGGGTCAACATCGACCCATTGATTGCGCAGGCGAACCGTTTCTGCCTTCTGGCCGTGCTTGCGAATGGTCGCATGAAGCAGCCAGAACATATCTCGAATGCCGGTTTCAGCGAAAATCCTCGCAATCAGCTTCATCTTAGCCTGCGCGACCGTAAAGACCGTATTGACCGCTGTTGCCGATTGGTTCTGCAAGGCATTAGCATCGACGCCTTGGCCTGTCCGGGTTACGCCAGAGCGCATTTCACGGACCTGATCCATATAGGTCAGGACGGGAAGCAAATCACCAATGATAGCTTGGGTTTGCAATGGCGTCACAGTGCCGGGCGTCTTGACCCGGACAATACCGTTGCGCCGAATCGTCAGTAGATCATCAAGTGTATTAACGCTGGCTCCGCTCTCCGCAACCTCATTGCGGGGATTGCCAACCATGTAGGAGTTATCGAGTACGCCCCGCATCAGCGCGGTATTAATGCGCTGGATATCCATCACCAGATCAGCAACAGAGCGCCCGCAAAGCCTGTGGGGCTGAAGGATTGGCGTTAGTACAGCGAACGGGATAACGTCCACTTCCTCAACGTCAGACTTGCCGTCTTTGCGGAGGACTTGGTTCTTATCGCCGGCTGTCGTGACCTTATAGAGCTTGGGCTTGCCGTTGCCCTCATAATCCATCCGAATATAATGCTCGGTAATCAGGATGGGACGAGCCGAACGGTTAGCGCTTTCGCTTGCGAAATTCTCCTCGCCGATGGTATCGCGGGATAATTCCTCGCTATTGGATGCGAAGTTATAGCTTGGCAATTCCCTGATTTGATCTTCGTCAAATCCCTGCGCAATCAGGCTCGATTCGGTATGATTGGGCGGAGAATGAAAGAAATAGGTGCAATCCTTGATCGTTCGGGTATTACGGCCCCATCCGATTTCTTCGGGGGCGCAGGCTTCGACCTTGGCTTGTGCGTACTGCTTGGTTCGCAAAACCGTGACGTTATGCATGACCTGGGGCGGCAAAGGCTGCCCCATTGGGTCGATACCGCCGGGCTTCTTTTCCTGATCATGTTCGATAATCTCAAGGCCGGAATCCGGCTGCAAGACATCGAACGCAATCTTGGCGAATTGATCGTCACTGAGACCGAGATAGGTTTCCTTTTCCTCCTCAGTTCTATCTTCCCACCATACCTTGACCGCGCCAAGCTTCTGCAACAGAGCATCAAACACGAACTCATAGAGAACCACGAAGCCGGGGTTCTGGTTCATAAAGACGTGGTTGATGTAGTCGGATTCCTGCTCCGCTGCCTGCTCGTCGTCAGGCCCGACCGGATTGAAGCGGACCACATCCTCAGAGGAACAAAAGATATCCATCAGTGTTGGCATCATGCCAAGCACGGTATCGGACACGTCAGTTGATACTGCTTTGGATTGTCCGTCCTGAACCGGCATATCCTTGGTCATATCGCCAAGGTAATAATCCATTGCGTCTTCGCGCTCTGACGAGATGTCGGAGGCGTCCATTGTCGCAATAGCTTGCGATTTCTCGGACGATAGAAGCCCCATTAGCTCGTCATCAGACAGCTTTGCCATTTTAGACAGAACCATCCGGCGGATAATTGATGAGCCGGTTAAATCCAGTGTTCACAATCTTGGTGTCCAACGTCATTGCTAAATATCGGAAAGCGTCCGCTGCATGCGAGGTCCAATCGTGAACAGGTCTGGGCTTTAAGGCCATCAATTTGTCATCAAATTCCGCTCGATAGAGCTTTAAGGCGTCGATGCCGCGTGCACATTTGGTCTGATCGAACCAGCAACGCGGGATGATCGTGCGAACGGCGTTAATGCCATCCTCAACCCGATGCATTGCCGCAACTGTGATATTCTTCAGCCCAAGGCTTTCCAGAACTTCCAAGCGGCTTTTACCCGTTCCCAACTCTTTGGCCTGGGCGTCGTGGGGAACAATATGATCGGCATAAAGATAATTCCGCTCGCCGAGGGCTTTAACATAGTGACCCAGATCAGCGCCGGAGGATTCATAATAGTCGATGATACGGATTTCCCGACCAACCACTTGAGCGAACCAAATAGCTGTCGCGTCTCGAATACCCAAATCCCAAGCCGTGTATACCGGCGTTGTAGGCTCGTAAGGCACTCCGGTAATTCTTTTGTCGGCATCGGCCGCTTGCATGAGCTTGCCATAATAGGCCCCGACAACGGCAGCCTCAAAGCTGCACTCGTATTCCTGCGCAAACTGCTCCTCGCTCTTGATTGAGCGCTGAAACTCCAATTCGTCAGGCGAGACAATGCCGGTTTCAGAGGCTTTCCAAATGCGCCTGAACCAGCCGTCAGCCAGATCGCCGGATTTCTGACGATCGATATGATAGAACCAATCGCGCCCTTGCGGGGTTCCGATGAACGTTGCCCACCCGCGATAGTCGCTTAGCGTCGGCGAGATGACTTCCGGCCATGCCCTCGGGTCAATCTGCGCCGGTTCGTCAATGACAACGCCATCATTGTACAAGCCGCGCATGCGCTCGTAATTGTCAGCGCCGTAGAGCTTAACAATCGCCCCATTGGGGTAGATAACGGTTAGATCAGATTCTCGCGCTTCAATGCCCGGAATCGGCGCGCTGTAGAATTTCAGGTAGGCCCACGCAACGTCCTTGGCCTGGGTATAAGTCGGCGCAATGTAGCTATAACGCGGTACAGGAAACTTGCGCGGGTTGGTCAGAGCAGCTCGAATGAGATCGTTCAGGCAGCCTACGGTTTTACCAAACCGGCGATGAGCAACGATCTTGCTAAGGCGTTCGGTTCTGTCGTGGTAGGCTACAAATTGATCCCGAGGCGTATAGGGGATTACGATTTGAGCCATGTGATAGTCAGCGGCGCGCCGTCTTCATCGCCAGATATCGGCTGAGTGGGCTTTCCCCACCCTCGATCAAGCAAAACCTGAGCCGCCGAAACTCGCGCGCTTTCACTTTCGCCATTCTGGACAATGCCAGCCAATGACTGGATTGCCAGTTCAGTATATGATCTCGCTAAAGAGCGGATTTCGGTTGGAACTTTAGCCATTTACTATGGGGGTCTACGCTGGTCCGCCATTGGTCAGGATTGCGACTTCAGCCCTCAAGTCAGCCGCCTCTTTCTTGGCCTTCTCGACTTCCTGAAGAACAACGCGAGCAGCATCTGCGGATTCTGATACCGCTTGGCTTGCAGCATTTCTTGCATCGGCAAGTTGCGCTCGGGCCGCTTTCAGTTGCTCCCCAATGGTCGTCATAGATTTGGCCTGTTTTGTAGATACGAAAGGATTTGGAATAACGCTCGCGTTGAACGCTGCCTCGATTTCACCAGGCGAGGCATTGGCCTCAACCTCGATCGTCTTGCCAGCAAGCGTAATGCGCTGGTGGCCTGAGACTGTCGGGACAATGGTTAGCCCTTCAATGCCAGGCATATGGGACAAGGCGCTCTTGAGGTCTGCGGCGCTCATATATGGCCTGAATGTATCCCAATGCGCGATGATGACCTTGAGGGCATCAAGTCTTGCTTGCCTGATGTCGCTCAAGCGCTGATTTGACCGCGCGGACATCCTGCAAATATCTTTGCTTCATGGCTATTGAGAGAAGATGCCAGTTTCGAGAGTGAGATTCAGCAAGGGCTTTTGCAGCCGCAAGCTCGGAATCGTCAGCAACCATTCACGCGGCGAATTTCTTCGCTTCTTCGCGACCAAGGAGCGCCATCGCGGCCACGCCATTGAATTGATTCGAACAATTCTGCCCGGCGTTTGCGTAATTTGCCTGCAAACTCGCGTTTTGTGCTAGAGTGTTCGTCGTCGAAACCGACGTCCCGCAAGCCGTGAGGCCATTCGACAGATAGGTCCAATACGGAAGCGCTGGCCGCGTGTAGTATGGCAGATAGCGGTCAACGTAGACGCGTTCGGTAACGGGCTTGCCGTCGATCTCGGAAACGCGCTCTTTGATCCGCGTCCATTGAGCCTTCCTCGGGCAGCCGGTGAAGGCTTCTGTGAAGCCCTCGAACCAAGCTTTGAACTCTTGCGGAGTCATCAGCAACGCCCACTCTTGCCGGACTTTCCGCCCTTACCGTTCGGTGTCTTGGACATATGGAATAATCCTCTGTTGTAACAATCTGTGATCAATACGCCCCTTGCGTATATCCGCGATTAGCGTATGTTGTCTCTATCAGAGCAACGGAGAACGGAAATGGACAAGATCGCAA